CTTTCAATGTTTGTGATGCCTTCTAAAATAATTTTGTCTACTGATTCAAATTTCAATTCAGCTTGTCCAGTATCATCGGACACACTGTCGCCCTTCATAGGGATCAATGTCATTTCCCTAAGATTATATTGTGGAATAAGTGTTTCTTTAATAAAACTAGCCTCTTCATATGAAATATCAATATCTATATGAATTCTAACGTGTGTTCGGGGTAATAGCAAACCATCTGGATTATCTAATGCTTCACTTAATTTATACACACGATATTTGGGCTGATTGGGCCAAGAATGAAATTCAGGTTCTTGATCCCATTCTAGAATCATCATTCCCCTAGCATCATCACCTGCATCTGCATAGTTGTGCGGGAATGCGTTTCCAATATACCAAATGTTGTTTCTAGCTTGGCGTTTGTGAAAATGACCAGAGAACACTTTTTCAAAACCTGAAACATGTGCATCGCTGATATCACCATGATCGGGCATCACTACAAGGGAATTCATATGGAACGCTGGGAATTCAAAGTGACCGAAGAGGTATTTACCCTTCATCTTAGATAGTTTTTCGAATTCATCGCCAACTAACCAAGGACAAAAAGTTACGTTACCTTCAGTGTATATATCATCGATTAGCTTGATGTTATTAAGATGTGTTGCCCACTCTAAACTACTAACGTCTCTTTTTTCCCTGAAATACAAGTCGTGGTTTCCTACTATTAGGAATACTTTATTAAAAGAGTTGTTTAGTATTTCTAAACATTTAAGAGAATAGTGTAAACTATGGACGTTGATATTGGCTCTATGATTGTGCCAATCACCACACATAATAGCTACATCACACCCTTCTTGTTTGGCCTTGTCAGCAAACCATTCGACAAATTCCAAACAATCTTCGTTGTGCTGTATGCTATTGGACTTAAGTCCTAGATGTAAATCGGTAAAAACTGCTGCTTTTTTAAATAGATTATTGTTCATGTAGCAATAATACTAATATTAGAACGATAAGTAAAGATGTTTTTTGCCCAATAAAGATAAATAATAGTGTAGTTCGCGGATCCGCAAAATCCCAACTACTCTAATACTGTAAAGGAGTATCAGCATGACTATTTATATATACGTAAAAACCCACAACAAAACTGGATTAAAATATCTAGGAAAAACTGAAAAAGACCCATATAAGTATAAAGGTTCCGGTAAAGAATGGCTACCACATATTAAAAAATATGGCAACGATGTAACCACTGTGATACTAAAGGAATGTTCAACGACTGAAGAACTGTCATATTGGGGAAGATACTATAGTAATATTTGGTGTGTAGTAACCGCACAAGATGATTATGGTAATAAATTATGGGCTAATAAAATTCCCGAAACCGGTGGAGGTGGAATAAACATTAACCATTTGGCAAACTTTAATAAAGGAAAAAACAATCCAATGTATGGTAAAAAGAGGCCTGATTTAGCAGCACCCACTAGCCCCAACAAAACATTAGAACGTAGGTTAGAAAACAGTGAAAAATCTAAACTTATGTGGCAACGACTTGGTTATCGTGAAAGTGCTGCGTCATTCCGAAAATCGCTTTGGCAAGATGCTGACTACTTGGAGAAGATGAAAAACAGACCTACATCAGTAAAACAAGTATCAATCGACGGAAAAATATATCAGTCATTACAAGAGGCAGCCACTGTCTTGGGAATACACCCTTCGACAGTGTCCAAACGATGCTCTTCTACCCTCGACCGATTTAAAGATTGGGTATATGTGACGGTAGTTCAAGAATAACGGGCAACTTTGTTACCCGTTATAATCCCTGTCTGAATTTTCGTTTTGCCTAGTCCAACTTGGGTTTAGGTTATGTGCTTCCAATATATCATCCCTAATGTTTTGCACCCGCTTTTCAGCGTTCAGAACTCGGCAAAAGCTATTAGTGATAGCAGCAGTATAGTATGCAAATGGGTTTTGTGATTTGGCTTCGTTAAAACGCAAGCCCACATACGCTAGTTGTAAAATCGCGGCCCCACGCATTTCATCATTATAAGTATACCCACGCCAATTAAACTTCATAGCATACTTTTCACATAGCATGATATACATTCGGGCAAGTGTATCGGTTGTTCTACCATGTGTTTTAGAAAACTCTCCAGTTTCCAAGTCGCCTTTCCAATGTGATTTACCAACACAGTGAAAGCTGTTGTTATCGTCTAGTTTAAAGTGCTGAAAGGGTGGGAAATTAACTTTTACGTGAACCATATCATCTACATCATCTTTTGTAGATATATCTTCTAAGTCTTCAAATGTATCTTCTTCATCAAAAAACTCAATGATATCTTTGGCTGTTTTCTTTTTTACGATTTTTCTTGGCTCTTTAGCTGATACTGGAATGTGATCCCAAGTCATAACTCTAAAGACGAGGTCAGTAGTGGAAATAGTATCTACTGATACTTTTTCTCCTAACTCATATGATAATCTTGCTGCTCTTGCTTCTTTTGCTTTTTCTATTTGTTCAGGTTGGAAAGCGAATTCTAAACTTTTTTCTATACTTTCTTCAGGCATATCAACTATCAAGTCGTATCTGTGGTAATCTTTGTTAGTGAATGAACAGTATGATGTTTTGCTTAAGTGAATTTGTTTTAGAATGTCACGATTGTTTAGGTAGTTTACTTTCTTTTGTGGTTTAACTAATATAGTGGTCATATGACTCCTTTGTGATTAATATAGCATAATTATATACAAATCAGTTACTTACGTCAACCAAAAGCGGGTAAATTTGGGCAATTTTTATTATGATAAATATATTCAAGTATAATATTTATTAAAGGTTAGCACATGAGCAGATTAAGTGACGCACTTAAAAATTCAGTAAAAGACACAGCTATAGGCTTTGTTAATGATTTTATTGATTCTAAAATATCCGACAATACTGGGGCTCAGCAATATCCCCTAGGTAGCGCACCTGATTGGCGTGTTAGACTGTCATTAGCTGAAGGAACCTCATTCTTATATCAAGGAATTTTAGCACCATTAGCTCCAGAGCCAACTGGAACCAATGGGGTGATATTTCCATACACTCCTAATATTACAGTAGTATACGCTGCTAACTATGAATCACCAGACCTTACACATAGTAACTATAAAATACAACAATACAAAAACAGCGCAGTAGATCAAATAAGCATTGTTTGTGACTTTACTGCACAAGACACAAAAGAAGCAGAATACTTGTTAGCAGTTATACACTTCTTTAGAACAGTGACAAAGATGTTCTATGGACAAGATACTGAATCAGTAAAAGCAGGCACGCCGCCACCATTGTGTTTTTTACACGGATTGGGCGCTTTTCAGTTCGATAACCATCCGCTTGTAATCACTGGTTTTACTTATAATTTGCCTAATGACGTAGATTACATACGAGCTAAAGTAGAACCGCTAGCAGGCCCTACGTTGGGACCTCTTGACTTCCTCAACGACGGAAGCAAAAACTTTTTAGAAAAAGTAGGTGCAGCTATTAGATTAGGAGCACAAATATTGCCTGGCGGAAGACCACCACTGCCAGTATTTCAAGCACCTAACTTGGGCAACGGCGACGGAGTTACTTACGTGCCAACAAAAATACAAATACAAATTACCGCAGTGCCAATTGTTACTAGAAACGATATTAGCAATAATTTTAATTTAGCAGATTATGCAAGCGGCGAGTTGTTACGTGGTTCTAGAAGAAACGGCGGAGGTATTTGGTAATGCCTAATAACATATACCCAGCTACAAGTCCATACTTTAATACTACTGTAGTAAACAACAAGTTTCTAGATGTTATGACGCCTAGGCCAATTCCAAAAGACCCGTCAGATGTTTACTATACAATTACACAAGTTTACGAATACAGACCTGACTTATTAGCTTATGACTTATATGGAGATTCGAGACTGTGGTGGGTATTCGCTGAACGAAATCCCAACAGATTAAGTCGTGATCCTTATTTCGAATTTGTATCAGGCATTCAAATATACATTCCACAGTTAAGCACATTACAACAAGCATTAGGTATATAATTAATGGTTGATGACGATAATATTGCTAGCACTACCAGCACTAGCCAAGAACAAATACAGTCAAGCGTAAATAAACCTGATATACCAGGAAGACGCTATCGTAACCCTCTTGGATACTTTTCTAGCTCTACATATCAAATTAGTTTGTATATGATAACTCCAGATGCTTATGATGCTTTCGTTGCTTCTGGTAGAAGACAAATAAACGCTTTAAACAATGTGGAAGGCAATCAAGCTGCTGGAGCATATCTTGTAGCACAAAGTGGTGGTATTGATAGCACAACCGGAAACAGAATGCCTACAGATAAGAATCTAGATTATTACATAGATAACTTATCTATCAAGACTTATATGGATCCACAATCCACTATGACTTCTAGTAACTCTACAGAAATAAAGTTTCAGATCATAGAACCTTATGGATTTTCGTTTTTAACTAGACTTAGAAATGCTTCTGACGTATTACAAGAATACAACGCTGCTTTAAACGCAGTGCAATCAGCTCCCAGCAATCCTTCAAGACAGTTTTTTATTCTGGGTATTAGATTTTTTGGTTACGATGAAAACGGGAACGTAATGAAAGGTTCTAATATTTACGATAACGATCAATTAGATCCTACAAACAGCGACAGTGGTATATTCGATCATTATTATGATATCAATATTATAGGCATAAAATTTAAAATAGACGGAACTGCTACTACTTATAACGTAGATGCTGTTTCAGTAGCCCCTCAAGTAGCGTTTGGCATTAAGCGAGGTAGAATAAACAACGATACTACTGTAGTAGGAACAACTGTTTATGACGTTTTAGAAGGCGAAAACGGATTAATAGCAAAACTAAACAAAGCCAATGCTGAAAATACTATTGGAATTCCCAACACTATTACGTCAATAAAATGGTTGGGTGATGGCGCTGAAAAAATAAAAAACGCTACTATAGTGTTGCCAGAAGATTGGGATAAAAGCAAAATGCCAATGTCTAATGCTAGTGACACAGTAAAAGTTACACCAGCAGCAGAAGACAGCGCCAATCCCAATGTTGGAGAAAGACAAGTAATATTTAAAAGTGACACAGCAATACAACAAGCGATATCACAACTTATATCACAAAGCTCTTATTTACGCAACGCATTAGACGTAGTATATAACTCTAATAAACAACCTGATTCTAAAACTGGAGAATATGTAGAAGATAATCCTAGTTTGCCTGGAGAAAAAGTATCTTGGTATAATCTTAGCGCAGTAGTTTCTAATGCCAAGTGGAATGATCAAATAGCAGACTTTGTTTACGATATCACTTATGTTATACAAACTTATGAAACTCCGGTAATTTTTAACGCATATACTAATGCTGGTTCTAGATATTATGGCCCGCATAAGCGTTATGAATATTGGTATACTGGAAAAAACTCGGAAATATTATCATATGAACAAGTTTTAAATAACGGTTATTTTACAATAGCACTAGATGAACGAAGAGAAACATTGGGTAGACCACAAGTGCCTATAGTTCCTGGTAGACAAATTGATCAACTTAGACAAGGCAAGCTTACAGTAGGTATGGAAGCACAAAACACTTATATAACCAGTCTTTACGATCCTGGGTCGTTTGTTAGTGCCAAAGTAACTATCATGGGTGATCCTGACTTTTTAGTAATGGAGTCAGAAGGCAGCATCGACGATGTTTATAGTAGATTTTATGGCACTGATGGATAT